ACCCTCCCGCCCGGTTGAGGTGGCGAAGCGCACGAACGACAACGCGGAAGCCTTGCTTAACCAACGCAAGCCGCTAAACGCCGCGACGCTTGCCGAAGTTAAAACAACCGTTGCCGGACTGTTGAGCGTAGAAACCGCCAAGCGTGAAGCGGCCGAAAAGGCACAGCTCGCGACCGAGAAACAAAATCAAACATTGTCCCAAGAGTTGGAGCAAACACGCGCCGATCTAAAAGAGCTGGCGAAGGCTCGGGCTGTTGAAGCCGCGAACAACCTTGAATTGGCGAACCAACTCCGTTGGGCAAACATCGTCAAATATGCCGGCATTGCAGCGTCAACCCTCCTTAGCTTGGCCGTCATCGCGTACCGGCTGAACATCGGGCGATTGCAGACAGGCGCGGCCGAAGTGCTCGCCAAATTGCAGGCAAGCCACCCGGAAGCGGCAACGACCGCCCGCAGCGCGTTGGACGCGATCTTGCACACAGGCGAGCAAAGGGGCGTCGCCAAAGCTTTCTTCAATCTTACCCAATCTTAAAACCTAATGAGTGCCGCCCCGAATCGGTGTGAAGAACACGCCCGCAAAATTTCCGAAATGGAAAAGCGCCTTGAAAAGGGCGATGCGATCTTGACCACAGTTAAGCGCATTGAAATTGCCGTTTGCGGTGACGAGGCGATGGGGGTTAAGGGGCTCGTTTCTTTGCATGGCCGGGTTGAGTCATTGGAGCGTGACCGTGTGTGGCGATTGGGCGCAGCCGCCGCCCTGGGCTTCGTTGCCGGTTCTGTCCCGGTTCTAATCGCGCTATTCAAGAAATGAATACAGCCCTAAGTGAAGCAATCAAAGAGGCGTTCGCGCTCGCGCCGTCAAACGTCGTCTATTTGGAGACGCTTGAAATCATACACCCGCAAATTGTCGATTCGATTCGGTTGGTTAAGGATCGGGCCAACCATGACTTTCGTTTGGAGTCTGGCGTTGTGAAGACGTTTGAAGCCGCCGGGTTCCGCATGGCGTTGCCACAGTCCGGGGACAACGGGTTGCAGGAATTGACGATTGGAATTGATAACGTGGACCGTCGCGTTTCGGACTTTCTAAACACGGCCGCGACCTACGGCGAAATGGTGACGGTGATTTTCCGGCCGTACCTGTCCACCGATCCGAACACGGTTCAAATGAACCCGCCGCTTGAATTGTACCTGACGGACATTGCCGTTACCGCGCTTGAAGTCACGGGCAAGGCGACGTTCGCGAATATAAACAATAAACCGTTCCCAACCGAGCGTTACACCCGGTCGCGGTTCCCGAGCCTGGGCAACTCGTAATGCACTGGGCATCTGAATTTATCGGCAAGCCTTGGGTATCAGGCGCACGCGGCCCGGACGTGTTCGACTGTTGGGGGCTGTTGTTTCATATCTATAAAACAAAGTATCAAACAATATTGCCGCTGTATGAAGACACGAACGCGGCGAATGTTTTGGAAGCTACTAAACAAATAAACGCCGGTTGCCTCGGGTCCGATTGGGAGCGTATAGAGAAGCCATTTGAAGGCTGCGCGGTTGGCATGTCCACACATAAACTCTTCCACCATGTAGGTCTTTATATTGTGGCGAACGGCGGCGTAATACTACATTGCGCAGACGGCAAAGGCGTCGTCGCTCAATCAATTCCGGTTCTCAAATCGCAAGGCTGGGGCCGGATCGAATTTTTTAAACACAATGGCGCACGTTATTGAAATCACCAACCCTTTCCAACCCGACAAGGACGCGAAAACGCACCTTGTTGCAGGCGCGCCAACCGTGCGGGAATGGCTCGGCATTCGCTTTCCCGGTTTCGTTGAGTTCGACCGCCCAACCATTTGTTTGTTTAACGGCAAACCGCTAAAGCGCAAAGAATGGGAGACAGCGCGCATTCAGGGGGACGACCTTGTTACTTTCGCCGCCGTCCCCGGCATGGTCGCGGTGTATATCATTTACGCCATTTTGGTCATCGCCAGCATTGCAATCTCTCTTTCGATCAAAGCCCCGAGCGCGGCGATTGTGGCGGGTCAAGACTCCAACCAAGCCGATCCGGTCTATACGCTCAAAGGTCAGCGCAACCAAATTAAACTTGGTGACGTTATCGAAGTCCCTTACGGCCGTTGCCGTCTTTACCCGAGTTACGCGGCCGTCCCCTACAACAAATATCAAAACAACGACCAATATCTTTATCAGTTGTTTTGTTTAGGTCAGGGGCGTTTCAATATACATTCTAAACAAATCGAAGACACGGACATTTCAAACTTCGATGACGTTCAAATTGAAATCGTTGAACCCGGCCAAAGCGTCACTCTCTTTCCTGACAATGTCATTACCTCGCCCGAGGTCGGAACGATTGAACTGCTAGACCCTAGCGCCTATGTCGTGGACGTGCCCGAGGAAGGCCACAACGAGGACAACGGCAACGGCGGTCAAACGTGGGTCGTTGATGTTCCCGAGCAAGGCCATTGGGTTTACGATTACGCCGGCCCATTTGTGGCCAACGCCTCGGGCACCAAAACAAACCGGATCGAAGTCGATATTGTTTTGCCGAAGGGGCTTTACTATTCAAACAACTCGGGCGGCTTGGACAACCTGACGGCGAGCGCGGGCTTTGACGCTCGCATGATTGACGACGCAGGCGCGCCCCTGGGGGATTGGTTCCAAATCGGCAGTTTCAACAAGACGTTGAAGACCACGACCCCGCAGCGGTTCACAATCGGCGCAGCGGTCGCGGAAGGCCGTTACGAAATCCGGGGTTACCGAACCAACACAAAGAACACCAATTCCCGCGCGGGAAATGACCTGTCTTGGGAAACGCTGCGCGCCTATCTGCCAGCAACGCGGACTTACGGAAACGTGACCGTCATTGCCATGAAGGCGAAGGCGACGAACAATTTAAACAGCAACGCACAGACCCGCTTCAACGTGTGGGCAACCCGGTTGCTTCCGGTTTGGAACCTGACCACAGGCACTTGGGACTTGGACGTTGAAACCCGCTCGCCCGTGTGGGCGTTCGTTGACATTTTCCGCGCGAAGTACGGCGCACAGCTCGCCAACCGATTCTTGGAGCTGGATTACCTTTGCGAGCTGGCGGACCTGTACGCGGACCGGGAAGAGTTCTTTGATTGGGTCTATGACCAGCCCGTGACCGCTTGGGAGGCTTCCAAGCTCGCCGCGCGGGTCGGGCGGGGCATCCCCATGTTGAACGGCTCCCGTGTGACCATTTCACGCGACGCGCCCAAGGATTTACCGAGCGCGATTTTCAACCCGGACAACATCATTGCCGGCTCGTTCCGTTGGGAAATTAAACTTCCATCGTTCGACGCTTACGACGGGTTGGAAGTCGCCTATGTTGACCCGGATACTTGGAAGGAAGAAACGGTTAAATGTTTACTTCCGAAGGGCGAAGGAAAGGAAGCCGGGGACAACTGCAAACAAACCAAGGCGTGCGGAATCACGGGCCGAACCCATGCGTTCCGGGTGGGCATGTATGAACGGGCGTTGGAGAAATACACCCGCGAAAACATTATTTTCAAAACCGGCCTTGAAGGCCACATTCCAAGCTACGGCGAACTAATCGCCGTAAGTCATGACATTCCCCGTTGGTCAACGGGCGGACTTTTGCAAGCCGTCAACGGGCTCGTTCTAACCCTGTCCGAAAAAGTAGTTTTTGAAGAAGGGCAGACGCACAAGATTGTTTTACGAAAGAAGAACGGCGAAGCAACGCAGCCCTTGGACGTGACCCCAGGCGTTGACGAATACCACGTTTCGCTTGTTGCTCCGTTGGACCCGGACGACTTCTCTTTTGATTACCACAACGAGCAACCTATTTACTTGTTCGGCAAAACGAGCATGTGGGGCAAGCCCTGCCGCGTCGTCAATTTGCAGCCGAGTGACGAGGACACGGTTGAGGTCACGGCGGTAAATTACACGGAACTGCCGTTCATCTTTGACGAATACGACGCCCCAGAGCTTGACAACAACGGCATTGGGTTGCCCTCCATTCCCGCCCTGCCCTCCGTCAGCGGCTTGCGCGTGACCAAGGCGGCGAACCTGTTAAACACCGTCATTGCGGCATGGAAGCCGAGCGCGGGCGCAAAATATTACGTCGTTCAGATTTCCTACAACAACACGGATTGGGAATACCTCGGGCAAACGGTTGATTCTTGGCTACAATTCGCGGTTCTGCCGCGCTACATTTACGTTCGCGTTTCGGCTGTGAACCTGGGCGCGGGTCTGTGGGCTACATGGCAGGGGCAAGCCCCGGTTGAAAAGTCCACTGTGGTCATTGATGACGGGGAGACGCCGGCCGGTGTGTCGGATGTTTTATTTGAACCGGACCTGAACACCATAACCGCCGGTTGGATTCCCCCGGTCAACACGGCCATAAAGTTCGTTCACATTTACAAGAGCCTGACGACCGTGCGGCCGGTGGACGTGACCTTTTCAATCGCTCCCCCGCAAAAAACTTTTGTCTTCGCCGGACTGGCGGAAAAAACGAAGTATTACTTTTGGTTTGAGGCGGAAGCGATCAACGGCCGGCACGGTCCAATTAGCGAAATGTATTCAAGCGAGACGGGTTCCGACCCTGTCTCAAATGCGCTTAATGAGCTGGCGAAAACGTTGGCCCAAAGCTTGGCGAACTCGTCCGACCATGCCAGCGCGATCCTTCAAGAAATCGAAGACCGCGAAGCCGGTATTGCTGAACTGAATACCGCCCTTGCCGACAAGGCGAGCGTTGCCGCCCTCACGTCCGAATCACAGACCCGAGCGACAAACGACGCTTCCGAAACAAGCGCGCGAGAGGTCGCAATCTCCGCGCTGTCAACGACCGTTCAGCAAGTCGGGGCCGCGCTCGCGACCGAACAAACCACGCGGGCAACCAACGACACAGCGGAAACGAACGCCCGAGAACAGGCGATTTCAGCGGTGCAAAGCGCGCTGAACGGCAAAGCCTCACAGGCGGCGCTAGACAGCGAATCTAGCACGCGCGCAACGGCCGATTCCGCCGAAACCACGGCCCGAAACACGGCAATCTCTACCCTGACCAACACCGTCAACGGGAAGGCGTCGCAAGCGGCTTTGGACAGCGAAAGCACGACGCGGGCAACGAACGACGCGACCGAGACGACGCAGCGCACAACCGCAATCGCGACGCTACAGACCCAAGTTGACGGGAAAGCCACCCAAGCCGCTCTTGACAGTGAGAGTTCAACCCGAGCGACGGCAGACGCCGCAGAAACAAGCCAACGCACAACGGCTGTGGCCAACCTGCAAACACAGGTGGACGCCAAAGCAAGCCAAGCCTACGTTGACAACCTCATTGCTACCCGAGTGACCGAGACGAGCGCGTTGGCCCGGACAATCGCGAACCTCATGGCCACAATGGGGGAAACCTCGGCTTACGTTCAGACGTTGGCGGACGCATACGTTGACAGCGCCGGCAACGCGGTTGCTCGTTGGGCAACGATGCTGACGGCCGCAAGCAACGGCGATCTAGTACAAACCGGAATCGAAATGGTTGCGCAGAACGGCGCGGCACCGATTAGCGCAATCCGAATGCTCGCGAGCGTGTTTCAACTTCGCAGTACGATCAACGGAGTTGACGTTTACCCCTTCCAAGTGGTTGACGGCGTCGTTCGGATGAACACGGCGATTATTGCGGACGCAACTATTACCTCGGCAATGATTCAGTCCTTGGCGGCGAACAAAGTTTCCGCAACGTCGCTGTCAGCTATCACGGCAACAATTGGTCTTCTGCGCACGGCCGCGTCAGGCGCGCGGACTGAAATCGAAGACAACCAAATTCGCGTTTACGACGGAGCCGGCACCCTGCGCGTGCGAATGGGCATTTGGTAACATGGCGCAAGGGCTTCAAATTTTCGACGCAGCCGGGAACCTGACGATTGACGTTGGTTCAAGCCTGGGGCGTTTGCTTGGCTCGCTAGATACCGGCGGAAATAGCGGCACCCATGACGAGGCGGCATTTAACGACGGGATTCCCTTCTTTCATGTCATCCCCCAGGCGGAAGGCCGTCCCCCAACTGTCTATGTATCCGGGATAACGTTGGTTTGGACCTATTCCGACACGCCATCTTACTACCCCAACGTTCCGGTAACAATCGTCTTCGGAATCCGCTAAAATGCCCGCAGGTATCCAAATTCTAAACACGGCGGGTTCAGTCATCATTGACGAGAACTATTCAAACTTCACCCTTCGGCAGAAGGGCACGGCTAACATTTGGGTTCCGTCCACGGGTGGCATAAGCTACGGGACAAACGGCATGGTCACAATTGCAGTAAGCGCCGAAGCCCCATTGCTCGCGCTCTATTCGCAGAACTACACGGCCATGAAATCTTGTTCCAAGAGCGGTGGCACTTGGACGTTTGATTTTTACGTCGGGGCGAACTCGGGAACTGTCGATTTCTATTTGTTCGACAAGGCCAATTACGCCAATGACGAGGGTTGCGGTTTACAGGTGTTCGACGCCTCGTTTAACAAGGTGTTCGATTCTGCAAAGGGCTCGGCAAGCATTCGCGACGTTTTTAGCCACAGTTCGCTGGGGCCGAGCGGGGCAGATTTCTCATTCCGAAACAATTACACAGAGGGACGAAAGTACGCCGTCGTTCACTCGTTGCCGGCAAGCGGCGTTGTTCCAATCGGACACGTTCAAATGTTTACTGTTTTGCAGCGCGTTTACTCTGCGGCGAAAAGCGATTTTGGTTTTGTGGACTTCGCTAGAATGATTGCATACCAAGGCAACATAGTTGATACAGAGGAACAAATTTTAGCGTCCGGCCCGCATATTTCAGCTGACTATAAATGCTTAGTTTTGGACGTAACGAATCTATAAACAATTTTATTAAACAATATTATGGCAACCATTGACCGGCTCGGCCTAAATTTCCGTTTCGATAAAGCGACTATCGTTGACAAGGCGATTGCGTTCGCTCGCGCGAGCACGGCAACGCGGATCAACCCAACGACCGGCCTTGTTGAAACGGTTGCGGCGAACGTGCCGCGCTTGTGTGGCAAGCAAGAGTTGTCTAATGCGTTTTCAAAAAATCTGATCAGTGATTCCAATAATTTTATAGCTAATCGCTGGGGGTGTTGGGTTAATTGGCCTAACAATTTCGCGCAAAACGTAACCGGGCCAAATGGCGGTACGGGTTGGAGCGGGACGGTAGTTGTAAATAGTGGGTTGATCTACTATAAGAAACTAACCGCTGGCATAACGTACACCGTTTCCTGTTGGGTAAAAGCAAGCGCGGTGGCTAACATTACGTTTGGTTTTTCAGACGATCAAACTACGTCGTTAGGAGTCGATACAAATTGGACTCGGCTCGTGTTCACTGCCGTGTGTTCGGCAGGTACCGCAGCGATGAGTAGAGCATTTGAAATCATAATAACGAACATCGGTGTTGGTGGCACATTTTGCATTGCGGACGCTCAAGTAGAACAAGCGGGAGCTGTTTCGGCGTATGAAGCAAATCCCGTCATAATCCAGCGCGGACTGCTAATTGAAGGACAGGCGACGAATTTGCTAGAACGCCTTAGTGTCGTGCCGTGGTACAGTAGTTTTGCCGTCGATAACAATGCGATAGCGCCAAATGGAAATGCCGAGGCGTGGCAAGGTCAACTAGTGGACGGATCAAATCGCGGTTTGTGTTGGAATACTACCTCGGCAGTTCCCGCCAATGGAACCAATGTTGTTTTCTCAATTTGGCTTAAAGCATCTACGTTCGGAAAGGTGAAGATCGGGCCAAACGACAATTGGAATGAGTTCGTAGATGTAACCACGTCTTGGAGGCGATATTTTATTCAAGGAGGTTTCCTTTCAGAGGCTACCCGAGTCGGGCAGTTAATGTGGAACTCGGGTTGGGCACCTGATATGTTGCCGGCAGGAAGCACGCTCTATTGCGCGATGCCGCAAATTGAGGTTGGAACGTCAATACCATCTTCCAATATTCTAACAACTAACGCGGCTGTAACGCGGGAGGCGGATATATCGACGGTTGATGTATCTAAACTTTGGAATCCGAAAGAAAGTACGTTAATTTGCGAAGCGGACTTTGGACCTGTTAACGGGGGTTGGCGCATCGCGGTGGACGGCGCCGATGCTGACAACTTGTTGCGAATAACCCAAACCAATCCGATTGGGAATGCTGTTGCCGCTGTCGGCCCCGGCTCTGGTCCGTTGAGTTTGACCCTGCTGAGTTCGGCAGTGGTTTCGCGCCTAAAAGTCGCGTGCGCACTAGCTAAGGGTGCGCTTTCGTTATCGGCGAACGGTTCAGCCGTAGAAAAAGGGAATGTTGCAAGCCCTTCGCCTACGGCGTTGCGAATTGGCGCAATGTGGAACGGTGCAATTCCCATTAACGGAACTATTCAGTCCATCCAATACGTTCCATACGCGATGGACGATTTGACGCTGCGAGCAGTAAGCGAACTAAAATAAAACAAACATTTCAACAAAAACCAAATGACAACTACAATAAAAGCATATTGCCACACAGCCGGCCCGCAAGCCCTTGGACCCGGTGTTTCTCAAACCAACGTCTCGTTGCTCGCCCCTGCGGGTGACAATACCGGCGTTTTCAGCAAGCCAACCGGTGTCGGCGGGCTCAACTTTTCGGACACAACCAAAGAGTTCGCCGCGCAGTTTGAACCCGGCAAGCGGTACGAAATCACCGTTAAAGAAGTCGTTGAAACGCCGGCCGAATGATTGCGTCCACGCGAACGGACGTAAACCTAACCGGCGCGTATGGCCAAGACGGCGTTGCGTTTGACGGGCTCAACCTGACCGAACACGACGGCCGCGAATATTCGACGCTTCTAAAAATCTCGCATTGCTGCAACGTCTCGGGGGAAGGGTTAAACATTCCCCAGGGCAACGAAAACGCGGTTGATATTGACGTTTGCGAGGACGTAGCCCTTAGCGGCGAGTTCGGCACGGCCGGCGCAACGTGTGACCAAGTTTTAACCGTGAAGGGCGGTTGCCGGCGGGTTCAAGTTGTCGGCACCGTTCACACCCTCAAGACGCGCCGGCTAGCCCACGTCCAAGTTGGGAATTGGATGGACCAAAGTTACGACCTCACCCGCGACGTGACGCTTGACCTCCAACGCGCGGACGGCGGGCCGGTCCTTGTGGCCATCGGTTGGGCCGTGCCGTTTTCGGTCAAGCTGCGGGGCTCGTGCAAGTACCTCGTTTGGGAATCGGTGAAGTTGAAAGCCTATGTCCTCGCCAAATTCGCCGTACGGGCTGTTCTGCGCATCCCCAAGGGCACAAAAGGGCCGGCTTGGCTCTAAGTGGCTCCAATTTCCCCGAGCGTCTTAAACGCCTCGCGTTCGTAATACTCGTAATCCAAGTCCTCGGGTAGCTGCGCCGGTAGGTCCATGCACGGCCGCGCGCCGTCCGTTTCAGCGACCTTTTTGCCGGACAAGGCATAAATGATGCACCCGGTTTCACCCCGGCCATAATACCAACGCACGGCCTTGCCCAGGTAAACCCCGTCCTTCACTGCCCCACCCCGGACGGTTCGGATTGAAAGGAACTTTCGCACGTCCGTTGCGCTGCGGATCGTCTCCGCAATCGGCGTGCCCTTGGTCAGGTAGGCCGTGACGGCTTCAACGATAATTCCGCCGGTCGGGTTTTTCTTGAACCGTTCATATTTGTACTCGTCCGAAGCCCACGGGTTGAAGTACGCGCCTTTTGTTTTGGTTTTCCCGTCCGCCTTCACGGCAATGTAATTGTTTACGTCGCGGCTGTAGATAGCCACATATTCGGCTTCCTCGGTCTTGAACCCGGTCGCGGCTTCCCAAGCGTCGAAAATGGCGAGCATGTCCGCGCGGCGATCCTTGGGGCATTTGATCGTCAAGCCGTCCGTGTTCGCGCTGCAAACCGTGATTCCCGCCAGTTCTAGGGCTTCCACGAGCATTAGAAGCGACAGTTGGCCGGTAATGGTGACCGTCATTAGAAGGTCCGGCGCGTACAGCGTGGACCACTTGGAGCCGAGTTTGCCGAACGACCCGTTGACAACGATCTTGAGTGTTTCCGCTTCAACTTTGTTTTTGTTTTTCTTCGCCTCAAGACGGCGCTGCACAATGGAACGGTAAACCTGCAAAAACGACGGCCCCAGGTGCAACGGGTACAGCTCCAAGTTTAGAATTATGCTCGGGTAATAGCTCGCAACGTCCCGGTCAAAAATCTGCGTTTGGGCGTCCGCCTTGTGGCTAGCAACCTGTTCGTTGCTGTGTAGTCCGCCTATGCCGATCGTATAGGTTGCATCGGCAATTTGAACTTGAAGGTTCCACGCTTTTCCGGTGGACGGATCAACGGGAAGTTCGACGTATCCCGATTCTGAAACAAAAAATTCCCAACCCTGAATTTGCACCAAGAGGCGGTTCAGCATTGGCGTTTGAAACCGGATGAACGCGGGCGTTATGTAGTGGTAGCGCGTGCCTGGGGCAATCTGCGGCCGCTCGGGCTCGGCAAAGTTGATCCGCTGCAACTCGCCGTTAATAACCGCCTCGGCAATCTGCGCGTCTGACTTGCTGCGCAGGTCCATGCCGTAGCGTTCGGACATGGCTTGCCGCAATTCGATTTGCTCGCGCAGGTTGACGAAACAAAACGCGGTTGAGGTTAAGTCCTTCTTTAAACAATAGTGCCGGACAATCGTAATGTGGTCCTCAGTCAAAACCATGTCCTCGGGAAACGGCAGGTCTTGCATGTAAGGCGTGTGCAGTCGTCCGCCGTACAACTTCAACGATCCGTCTAACGGGCAAACTTCGATCAAATCAATATGGTTGATGTTTAGTTTTTTGACCTTCGCGGATTTCAACACCTGCCAAGGCTTCGCCTGTTCGCCGATTATTTGGTTTGCGGCGAATTTGAGCTGTTCGCACGACCTACCCGCCAGCGCCAAGGCCAAAATCGGAAGGTCGAAAAAGTTGCCGTTGAACGTGACAATAAGGAAGTGTTCCAAAATCCACTTCAACCGCTCGCAATCAAACAACGTGACCCCCGGCCGCATTTCAAAATATGTCACCTTGCCCGTGACGACGGAGGTAAAGCCGGCGAGGAAATAGTTGCTGTAAACTTCCGTGTCGCAAATCAACGGTTCCTTGCCCATCGCGGCGGCAACGAGCCCGTCAACGGTGAACATGTCCGGCACGTATGCCCGCGCCTCGTCTAGCCCCGGCAAGTAATCCGGGTTGCGCCAAACAGGATCGGGCGGGACGCACTTCGGCACCGGCGGCTTGCGCACGCGCGGCACATCGAACCAAAAGCCGTCAAGCTGGGGCGGGAATTTTTCCAACGGTTCGCATTCGACCGTTTCCGTTACTTCGCCGGCATGAAGCATAATGTTACCCTCGGGGTTGATCCAAAGCGCGATTGTTTCTTTTTGCTTTTGGCACTTCTTCACCGCTCGCACGAACGCCTTGGCCTTGGGTGCAAATTCAAGGTCGCACTGTATTGGCGTTGTCGCTACGTCGCCATTAAACGCGGAGACTGTACGGCCGCGAATGACGAAATATTGACTTAGTTTTTTCGCGCCAACCTGGGGAAGGACGAGTTGCAGGGCGTCAAGCATGGTGAAAAAGCCCCGGTCAGTCAGCGACCGCCGGGGCATAGTTAAACAAACAGTTACTTTGTGACGGCGAACGGAAGGACGCCTTGGGACGGTTTGACCACAACGGCCGGTTTCGGAATGAAGGGAGCGACGCCGGGGTTGCCGACAGGATTAGCGGCAGCGCCACCAACCGGCTTTGACAACAGCGGCTTCGCTGTGGGTTTCTTGCTGGGGATAGGCGGAAGGGCCGGGATTGTGGTCAAGGGGGGCTTCGGCGCGGGCTTCGGTTTTTCAGTGAACCCCGTGTATTTGCGCGGCCCGCCAGTGCAAGCGGCCTTGGTGCCGTCTTTTTTGATGCGACCGAACAGCCCGTTGAATTTCCGCCAGCGGTAGAAATGATTTGAAAAATTGGAGTAACCAATTTGTTCGGCAGAGCAAGCAACTAACACCTCTTGTCGGGTCGCGGGCTTGGCTTTGACGACAACGCCGGTTTGTTTCGATTCTTCGGCCGCAAGTTGGGCTTTCTTGGCTGAAATCTCGTCCGCGATCTTCCAAACGCGATGGGTGATTTTCGGTTTGCCGTCCGTGTCCGTGGGTCTTGGGCGGGTAATGCCGTTTTGCTGAATCTTGGGCGAAGGGACGACAATTGGCTTGCCGCCAGCAATCGGGATTACAACGGCCGGCTTCTTGGCACCCACGAGCAAGGTCGGGGTTTGCGGAACTGCCTTACCCGTGGGTTTGACAGCAACAACAGGCTTCGCGGGAACGACCGGTTTCGGGGCCGGGGTCACAACAACCGGCGGCTTGGTTGCAACAACTGGTTTCGCGACGGGTGGCTTTACCTCGGGTTTGATGACCACAGGCGCAGCGGGCTTGACCGCAACCAACGGCTTGACGACGGCGGGCTTTGTTTTGGCTTTGGCCTTGGGGGCTGGTTTTGAAACAACCTTTTTCGGGCTCGTCTTTGGAGCGGGTTTATTGACGGCTTTTTTGGCCGGCTTCTTTGTTTGTTTTTTCATGGACGTTTGATTTTGGGTTGATGCTGACGCGGGAAATTTGTTTAGGCGTGAACGGGAACGAGGGTTCCAAAGGCCGTGCCGGAATAGTCGTAAGCCATGATTTTGGGCTGTTTGCAGTTGACCCAAACGCGAATGTGCGACGGCCGTTGCAAGACCTCCAAGCAAGCCAACGCGGCGCTAATTGTGTCGGGCGGTTCTGTGTCCAAGTCGTCCGCAGCGTTACGCCACCAATCGCGCGCCTTCTTCGCCGCGTAGCCCTCATGTTCCAAGCAAATCCATTCAGAGAAACAGCGGAGCCCGGCGAAGTATTCAACTTTCAGCGACTCGGGCTTGCCGCTCAAATGGTGGGGCGTGTGCCGGCGATAGTTCACTGAATCGACTTTGAAAATCTCAACCAACGGCGCAGAGCCAACAATGAGCGCGTCCGTTGACGCTTCGGCTTCAAGGTTCACCTCGGGAGGCGGAAACTCTTCCCCGCACTTAATGCAGATTTGCGCGCGGGCATGATTCCATGTTGCGCAGTGGACGCAGAGGCGGACAGGCGCGCCGCGCTCTTCCTCCAACCCCTCGCCCTTTTTACGGCGGCGCTTCGGAATTACCGGGTCATTGATCGGACCGTTGCGGCGGGTGTTGCCGGCGAAGTCCAAAACCAAACAATCGGTTTTGCCAATTTCAACGCGGGTTCCCCGGCCGTACTTCTGAACATGGCGCGAGGCTGACGAGGTGGGGGCTAAATCAACAATGCAGTCAATCGCCTTGAAGTTGAAGCCGGTCGTAAACAAAACCGGGTTGACGAGGGCTTGCACCCGGCCGGCTTTGAAGTCGCAAACGGCCTTGTCGCGGACTGCGCCGGGCGTCTTGGAGTGGACTGCAACCGCGTTGACCCCGCAGGAATCCAACATTGAAGCGACGTGTTCGCAGTGCCGGACGCCTGTGGTAAACACCAACCAATGCTTGCGGTCGTGGGCAAGTTGTATGGTTTCTTGAATACAAGCGTAAGTGATTTCGTCCTTGTCAACGGCCGCTTGCAACTGACCTTGGGCGAAGTCCCCGCCGATAATCTTGACCCCGGAAACGTCGATTTTCGTGCCGGTTTGTTTCGGTATCAGGTTGCACAAATAACCCTCGGCAATGAGACGGTTGAACGACTCCAAGCCGGTAATGTCGTAACAAATATCGGTGAACAGCGCGGGTTTAACTTTGCCGTCCCGCTCGGTTGGTTCGGTCAACAACCCTTGCCCCAGGCGGTACGGCGTCGCGGTCAGCCCAACGACTTTGACCTTGGGGTTAATCGCCCGCAGCTCGGCAATAAACGTCTCGTAATCAGTATCGTCTTGCGGGCTGACAAGGTGGCACTCGTCAATTAAAACAATGTCGATATGCCCGAACAACGAGCCCTTCCCAACAACCGATTTGATGCCGGCGAAAACGATGGGGCGAACCTCTTTGCGGTTGAGCCCTGCGGAGAAAATGCCAGCGGGCGCGGTTGGCCACAATTCCAACAGCTCCGCGAAATTTTGGGCGATTAGTTCCTTTACATGGGTGGCCATGATAACGCGGGACGCGGGCCACTCGCGAAACATGCGTTTCAAAAACGCGGCAATGACGATGCTTTTGCCGGTTCCTGTTGGTAGGGCTGCAATCGGGTTTCCCGTGTAGCGCGAAAAGTAATCGTAAATCGACGCTACGCACTCGCTTTGATACCAACGCAAAGCGAGTTCAGCCTTGACGGCTGGCGGTTGCAGTGTGTGCAAAAAACCGGTCACGGTTGGACGCCTTGAAGCTTTGGGTTGACCTGATACGAGCCGCACGCCGCGCGCTGCGCCTTATCGTCAAGATTGAGCTGGCGAAGACCGCAGACCCAAAGGCCGTTGGCCCCAGGGCGAGCGAACGAACAGGTCCGGCAATTGCGATCCGGCACAACATCGCCGAAGTGGCAAAGGCGGTTGCAGTCGCAAAATTTGCAGCCGAAGCCGCCGGGGCTGTTGCCGATCCGTTCGGGCGGTTCGTTCGCGTAAATAATCGTCCCGGCCCGCGCAAGGGCGGTCTTGGCAACCTCCGCGTCGTACCGAACCAATTCAAGGTGCAACTCGTCCGTGTCTTTGTTTACCGCCATGTAGAGAGCGACCGGGAGCCCCATTTTGTGCATATAAATTTGCATCTGAATGAAGTGCTCCCATTTCGACCCCATGACCCCGCTTTCAACGAGTTTGGCGAAGCTCTTTGAACCGTGCGTTTTGAACTCGGTCAGAAAGGCGGTGCCTGGGGGCAGGTCGGGAAGTCCCCGCGCTACGCCGTCCAACGATCCGCCAAAGTGCCCGTCATGGTCGGAAATCCGCCACTGTTTGCCGGGAGTCAACGCGGTAACGTCGTGCTCCCAAACCTCGCAACCAATCGAACGAAGGAAACCCACAAAGCGGGCTTCCTCCAACTGACCACGTTCAAACAGGCGCAAGAGTGCGGCGGGGTGTTTTTTCAGAACAGCCCAACGAAACAAATACCAAAGTTCACGAGCGCATTTTTTGCCGATGACGGACGCCCCCAGGTGCGAGCGGTGCGAACTTTCTTGTTTCGCTTCAATGTAGCTATTGATAGCGGCGAGGGTGAGAGTTGCGGGAGTCACTTTTTGGCCGTCTCCTTTAGTTCGGCGAGCGGTTCCGGGTCTTGAATAATCGCCTGTTCGGCGAGGTCTTGGGCGGGCTTCTTCAAATCCAAACATTCGATAAGCCGAGCTTCGGAAATGTGGTTTTTGATTTGCGCGGCCATGACGGGGTCACGGTCGATTAGGACGGCAATTTTAATTGCCAAGTCGGACGAGGTTGTTTGTTGGCTGTCGAATTTCATGTTGGTTGATTGTTGAACCTTTGAAGCGGGTTCGTTGGGCGGTCACCTGCTAAACCACTCGTAAGAACCAACAAGAACTTACCAGTTGGAACGCGAGCAACCGCCCAACGAACCCGCCCCGTGTTTAACGAGGCGGGCCGTCTATGTTACCGAGCCCAAGGCGGCTGACCGCCAGCGGGGGCGGCTGCGGCCGGGGCAGGGGGTGGGGTCACGGGAGCGGCAGGCGGCGGGGTGACGGCGGCGGGGGCTGCGCCGATACCGTAAGCGGCTGCGGTCTTGTACTCGGCTTCACCTTCCAAGCACATTGGCGTTGCGGCGGGCATTCCCTGCGCGAGGTATTCCGCAACCTTGGATTCGGTGATTGCTGCGCCGAACTCGGGCGCGTCGATTCCAACGAAGAACTTGCGTTCCACGGCGGGAGCTGCGGCCGGCTTGGGTTTGCTTGCGGGCTTCGGCTTGTTGGCCGGTTTGCTCGCGGCTGGGGCAGCGGGAGCAACCGCAGCGGGAGCGGCGGCAGGCTGCGCACCCCAAGGCGGCGTTGTTGGCGCGGCTGCGGGGGCGGAAGCGGCGGCAGGGGCAGCAACACCGGGCTTTGCAGCCCAGGCGGGCGCAGCGGCACCGGGCGCGCCTGTGGCCACATTGGCGGGAGCGGAACCGGCCTTTGCGCCTTTGAACTTGTTGCGCGCTTCGTACTTCTTCGCACCCGGCGTGCCGGCGGGAACCGCGTTGTTGTCGGAATCAACGTAACGCTCGGGCTCCGTACCAAGTTTGATTTGGTGCGGGATGTTGAACAGTTGCTTCACGTCCGCGACGTTGAAAACGCCGGTCGCGTGACAGATTGCCGACAGGTCGCGGGCTGCGATTTCCTGCGCCTGGGGGTTGCTGTGAATGATGTTGAAACCGTCGAACGCCTTGCGGTTCTTGAACTGACCTTCGGTAATGGTCCATTCAAGGTTCAGCCGGCGGCCGTTGCCTCCGTCGTTCAGGCTGATTTCGCCGCCTGTGATTTGGGCGGAATACCAGCCATCCGGGACCGCTTCCATTGGGGCGGACGGGGCAACTTGAGTGGCGTCAAATGTGAAGCCAAGGGATGTGATTTTGTCGGACATGGTTGTTTATTTGGTTTGTTTTATCTTCGCGATAATCTTGCTAAGGTTGGGTTCTTCTAATTCCCCCAAAGCGCCGGATCGGTCTTTAGCGGAAAATTGGTTGTCGGGCTGGCAGCGGAGCACACGCCAAACGCGGCCGTCCTTGTCTTTGGGCGTGATATACAACGCAAAAACGTAGTCGAAAAAGTAGGCCAAACCCTGCGTCAGGGTCTTACCCGGCATTGAAGGTTGATACATAACCGCGCCGTTGGCGTCCAATTCGCGGTCTTGCTTCGCCGTCATCATTACGTGTTTGCCGGGGAGGTCGCGAAACAGGCGTATGTATTTTGCAACTACCTCTTGCGTCTCGCCGTAGGCTTTGCGCGGGTCTTTGCAGGTCGCGAGTTTTTCCCCAAGGATTGATTCGGCAATGTCAGAAATCGAATCGACCCCGACCGATTCAAAAACGCCACCATGCGGCCCGCTAATGACCTCGTAAGCTTCGCGCAGCTCTGCGGCGGTTTTGATCCGCAAAATGGGAATGTCTTCAACGTCCCCGAAAATTCGGTTTTGATTGGCAGGCGACAGCGACAACTCGCCGCGCTCTGAACCAATGATTACTTTGCGGCCGGGAAGCGTTCGCATGAGAACGGTTTTCCCCGCGCCCGATGGACCGTAAACGCAGCCCTTGACCGCGACGTTTTCCAGTTGGGAGGTAGAACTATATTCGATTGCCATAAATTAGACCCCGCTCCCAACGCCGGCAGACTGCCAAAGCTCGGGGCAAATCACCCAAGCGCGGTCATCGTCGGACCAGTAATAGCCGTCCCCGAAATCGACCATTTGGCCTTTGTACTTTTCGACGATGGCGCGGCGTTCGTCATCGGGAATATCGACGCGGAGCCGTTGCGAGGGGCACACGGCAACCGAGGGCTTGGGCGGGTACGGCTCGGGGTTGTCTGTGGCAACGTCAACGCGAGCGATTGCCGCGCCGTCCGTGTATTTCTCGGGGTAACGCTTGCGCAGCTTGGCCACATTGTAGGCGGCGAGTTCTTCAAGGCTGCAACCGAGCGCGCGGCACAGCGGGGCGGCGATATACCAAAGCAAATCCCCGGCTTCCTCTTTGACCTTCACGAGGTCCAACGGCTTGCCGTAATACATGGACTTTTTAATCAGGTCCACGACCTCGCCCGCTTCGCCGGCCATGCCAAACGCGGCGTGGACGAGGTCAACGCGCTTGTCGTAACCGGGGCCGCTCGGGGTGCCCAGGCACAGACCGAACCAATGTTGTTTGCCTTCGGTGGGGAGCGTGCGGGACGACAGCTCTTGAAGTTCGTTCAACGTCAGGCGTTCGCCTGCGGCTTCAACGCTGCGTTGCTCGGGGCCGTCGAACAAACCCAACAGCTCGGTCAAGGTCTGTTCGTTTAATACGTTGGCGGGTGTGTTGTTGTCCGCGCAATGAGCAGAAAGAATTTCCTGCGCACGCTTCACAAGGTCTTTGTATGTTTTCATTGAATACGTTTTGAAAGTTGGAGGGGTTGGGGTGTTCGTTCACCCCCGGCGTCCAGCTCGCCCCCGATCCGCAGACCGGAACCCCGTAAAGTTATTTCTTTTTGCTCTTGGCCGGCTTCGCGGCGGGAGCGGGTTTGTTTTCTTTTGCAGCGCGCTCTTTGCGGGCTTTGGCTGCAAGTTTCTTGAAATCGACGCCACCGGTTGACGGGGCGGTTTCGGCCGGCGCTTCTTCGCGGAAAATAATTTCCAACTCGGGCGATCCGTCTTTGATCGTCAACGCCTGTTCAAAAATCTTTTTGTTCTCGTCCGACATTGCGCGGTAAACGTCCAAGCTGAACGACGGTTTGTAAGAAATCAGGTTGCCGATAACGCGGAAGTCCTCGGGCAACTGCGGCATGACGGCGTCAAGTGCAGCCTCGTCAAGCGTGCGGGTGATTTTGTGGCTAACCTTCACCGCGTAACCTTCGCCTTGCACGTTGTTGGTTCCTTCAACTGGTTTCTTGACGAACAGAGAAACGAGTTCCTTCCGTAGTTCCATCTCACGAGCTTTTCCCTTTTTCAGCCATTCGGAAATTTGGGACCACTCGGTAATTTTCGCTTTTGCGTCTGCCGACAGAGCCGGCCCAACGCTGGCAGCTTTACCCGCTGACGGGGTTGTTGGTTGTTTCATAGCGAATCGGGTGTATCGGGGTTCGCCTGATAGCGTCAAGGGAAAATCGTAGAAATCTTATTTTCTCCACCTAATTTTATCTTGCCGTGTATCGGGGTTTCCCTGATACCACGAACACGCCCCACAAATTTTCAAATTCAATCTGTATTCAAATGCCAATTACACCTTGCGACAATCCGGGTTCTCTCGTGAAAGAGACCCTTCGCTTAATAAACAATGAGCCGCGCGGGCTTCTAGCGGTTTCACAAAAAACGGGTGTACCTTTCTATTGGTTGCGTAAATTCAGCGCGGGCAAAATCCCGAACCCCGGCGTCAACCGGGTTCAATTCCTTTTTGAAAAACTGAGCGGTGAAAAAATTTCGCTGTGATATTACAGAACATCCCGCACGAGCTGCGCGCCCTAAATCAGTGGGTAGCGGCCGGAACCAACAAGCACCCTCTAAACCCGCGAACGGGTCAGCCCGCTAGCGTCACGGACCCCGCAACCTGGGGGACATTTGAAGAAGCAAAAAACGCCGGATATAGCCACATTGGTTTTGTTCTCTCTGCGTCCGATCCGTATTGCATCGTTGACCTAGACGACCCCGCGACGATCAAAGTTGACGGCGTCATTGTTCCGAACCCGGACGCTGAACAGGTCGCACGCATCGGCGAACGACACACACGCATTTTGGGGGCATTTGAAGCTTACGCCGAACTCTCACAGAGCGGCACAGGCGTTCACATTATTTGCAGGGGCAGCGTTCCGCATGGTGTGCGCCGCGACAAAGTAGAAGTGTATTCGGATTCCCGTTACATGATTTGTACGGGGAACATAATTAAAAACCTCCCCATTACCGAACAACAGCCGCTTTTGACGATGCTGTTCGACGAAATGAGCCAAGGCGCGTTGCCGGTCGCGGAGCTGCAACAGGTCGAAAGTCATTTGACCGATGACGATTTGTTTCAAATGGCGAGCACGGCGGCGAACTGCGAAAAGTTCTTGAAGCTGTGGCGAGGCGAATGGCAGGGCGTCCCCGAGTGGCCTTCACAGAGCGAAGCGGACTTTGCGTTGCTGTCCATGCTCGGGTTCTACTCGCCCGACAATGAGCAAGTCCGGCGCGTGTTCCGCTGGTCAGCCCTGGGGCAGCGTGAGAAGGCAACGAAGAACGACCGTTACCTAAATTACGCGCTTACCAAGATTCGGGCCAAGACTCCCCCACCCGTTGATTTCTCTGCCCTGTTGGCGCGCGGATCGGCCCTTGTGCCCAACGTTGCGACCACAGCCAAGCCACCAATCCCCACTTATGCACTTAACCAAACAACAAATAGAAATAGCGAACCAACTAGGGCACTTGAAGAGCCTGCAACGGTTGGACTTGAAATTTATTCGCCCGGCTCAACAGAGAATCAAACAACGGAGGAAAGAGATTGCGGAATTGAGGGAGAAGCTAGTTCAAACGTTCCAACTGCCGACCTCCCGCCGGGCTTTGTCGGGGAGCTAGCAAGCTACATTCACAGCTCCGCAATCCGCCCCGTCCCTGAAATCGCGCTGTGTGCATCGCTCGCCCTTACGGCCGGCGTCGTGGGTCGCTCGTTCAATATCTCGGGCACCGGGCTAAACCAATACCTCTTGGTTCTCGCAAAGACTGGCAGCGGCAAGGAAGGCGCAGCGACTGGCATTGACGCTATGGTTTCAGCCGCTCGCGCAACCGTCCCCATGATTGACGAGTTTGTTGGCCCCGGTGCGTTCGCGTCCGGTCAAGCGTTGGTTCGGGTTTTGGACAAGAACCCTTGTTTTGTTTCAGTCCTTGGCGAGTTCGGTTTGACGCTGAACGCCATGTGTTCGCCGAACGCCAACGGCGCGCAAATTATGCTTAAAAAAGTCCTCTTGGATATTTACGCCAAGAGCGGCTTCAGCAAGGTTCTCCGCTCGTCTGTTTATTCAGAGAGCGAAAAGAATACGAAGGCGATTCAAGCGCCCAACGTTACGATCTTCGGCGAGTCGAACCCCGAAAAGTTTTACGAGGGTTTGGACTCGGGCATTATTGCGGAAGGTCTGTTGCCCCGGTTCTCAATCTTTGAATACACCGGCCCGCGCCCTGACACAAACCCCAACGCCTTCGCGCCGCCGCCTGACAGCCTTGTGCGCTTCTTTGGCGGGCTTGCGGCTGTGGCTATGGGTGCGCAGCAAAACCGCGTTTGCAGCCCCGTACAGCAAGACAGCGACGCGCTGAAACTCTTACGTGAGTTCGACCGCTACACGACGGACGAAATCAACAAATCACCAAACGACATATCTAAACAACTGTGGAACCGCGCGCATTTGAAGGCGCTGAAAATGTCCGCTTTGATCGCCGTTGGCTGCAACCCACACCAACCAATAATAAACAAACGCTGCGCAGATTGGGCGATTGATTGTGTGCGAACTGACGTGTCCCGCCTGTTAAACAAATTTGAAAGCGGGGAAATTGGTTCGGGCGACGTGCGCCTTGAATTGGACGTGCGCAGGGCAATCACGGCTTACCTGAAAATGTCGGCAGTTGACCGCAGGGGCTACGGATGCCCCGACAAAATGGCCACATTGCAATTGATACCATTTCACTATCTGCGCCGCCGGCTGCGTCTGTTGGTGGCATTCAAGACAGACAGGCGGGGCGCAAACAACGCCATGAACCAAACGCTTACCGCAATGGTGGACGGTGAAGTTTTGGTTCGCCTCAACCCAATGCAGGCGCGCGAGCAATGCGGCACCAACAGCCCCGTCTATGGGCTCGGGCCGGCTTGGTAACTTTTAAACAACCAATGAACTACTACAACGAAAACGACCCCAAGGCGGCTGCGTGGCTGCGCACCCTTATAGGGGGGGGTCTGATTGCTAACGGATACGTGGACGAACGCTCAATTACCGATGTCAAACCAACAGAACTACACAGTTTCGCACAGTGTCATTTTTTCGCTGGAATTGGAGGATGGCCCCTTTCTCTTATTCTTGCCGGGTGGCCTTCCGATAGACGAGTATGGACAGGCTCTTGTCCCTGCCAACCGTTTAGCGCCGCAGGAAAGCAACTTGGAGAACAAGACGCCCGGCACTTATGGCCCGTCTTCCGCGACCTCATTGCAGAGTGTCAGCCTCCAACAGTCTTTGGCGAACAGGTTGCAAGCAAAGCTGGGCGAAATTGGCTCGTTGGAGTACGCGCTAATTTGGAAGGAATGGGCTATGCTGTCGGGGCCGCCGATTTGTGCGCTGCGGGCGTCGGGGCACCGCACATTAGACAAAGACTTTATTGGGTGGCCAACGCCCGATTCCAGCAAGCGGGGCGGTGCGCAAGACCCGATCAAACGCAGAGCGGCGGGGCACCAAGTGAATTTGCAGGACGCGGCATTGTTGGCGGGTTGGCGTTCCCCCAGGGCGTGCGATTACAAGGGCGGAGTGACAGGGGCGAACGGTTCGACTCGCATCCCGACAGATTATTTTCTGAC